TCAGCGGCCCTGGGCTCAACCATGTCGGCGTCTACATCGGAGAGCAGCTGGTGCTGCATCACATCAGGGGCCGGCTCAGCAGCCGTGATCTCTACTCGGCCTGGCTGCAGAAGCAAACCGGCCGCCGGCTTCGGCACTACGATGCAGGGAGGCTAGAGCTGGCGTGATGCTGCGCACCATCCGCATCTACGGGCGCCTGGCAAAGTTCCTGAAGCGCCGCGTGTTTCGCGCCGAGGTGGCCAGCGCTGCCGAGGCTGTGCGGTTCCTGCTGGCCAACTTCCCGCAGCTGGAGCCCGAGCTGGCCAAGGGGCACTACCGCGTCAGCGTGGGCGGCTATGACCTGGCCGAGAATGAGCTGCACGCACCGGCCGGCCAGCAGGAGATCAAGATCATCCCGGTGGTGGCTGGTGCTGGCGCAGTGGGGCGGATCATCGGAGGCGTGGCGCTGCTCGCTGCAGCCATCTTCATTCCCGGCTTTGCAGCCTGGGCGGGGCCGACAGCGTTCAGCTTGATCGTTGGCGTCGGCGCAAGCCTGGTGCTTGGCGGTGTCTCGCAGCTGCTGACGCCGGTGCCCACCATGTCGTCGGGCTCCACCGCTGACACTTCTAAGGACCCGCGCAAGTCCTACAGCTTCAGCGGCATCCAAAACACCAGCCGCCAGGGGCTGCCGGTGCCGATCTGCTACGGCGAAATACTGATCGGCTCGGTGGTGATTTCGGCCGGCATCGACATTGACCAGGTGACGGGATGAGCAGGATCGTCGGCGCTGGTGGTGGTGGTGGGTGCTTTCTCGGGCACACGCTGATCCGCACGCCTGATGGCCTGCGTGCCATTGAGACGCTGCAGCCTGGCGATCAGGTGATCAGTTTTGACGACCAGGGTGTGCTGCACCAGGCCAAGGTCCTCAAAGTCCACGAACACGAAAACGAGCGCGTGGTGCGCTACCGGCTGTGGGGCGGTGCGGTGCTGGATGCCACCCCCAACCACTGGGTGCTGAACCAGTTCAACGCCTTCGTTGAGATCGGCACGCTCGGCGCCGACGACTGCCTGGTGGATGAGAACAACCACTTGCGCCCCATTGTCGAGCGCACTGAGCACGGACGCGGCACGGTCTACAACCTCACCGTTGAAGGGCATCACACCTTCATCGCTGGTGGCGTTCGCGTCCACAACGCTGGCTTAGGGCCTGGCGTTATCGCTGGCGCCGGCGGCGGAATGATGGGCCAAGTAAAAGGCGGCGGCGGCGGCGGCAGCACCCGGACCCCAACCGAAGCAGGCGACAACCTCAACAGCACCGCCTACGCCAAGCTGATCGACCTGCTTTGCGAAGGGGAGATCCAAGGGCTGCGCGATGGCTTGAAGTCGATCTATCTCAACAACACGCCGCTGCAAAACCCGGACAACACTTACAACTTCCAGAACGTCACCGTCATCACCCGCAACGGCACGCAAGCTCAGAGCTACATTCCCGGCTTTGATGATGTCAGCGACGAGAAGGGTGTTGGCGTCACGGTGCAGCAGGCCACGCCGGTGGTCCGTTCAATCACGGACACCACGGTCAACGCTGTGCGGGTCACCATCACGGTGCCGGCATTGCAGCAGTTCAACGACCAGGGCGACATCAACGGCACTAATGTGCGCCTGCAGATCGCCGTTCAATACAACGGCGGCGGCTACACCACCGTCATAGATGACACCATCGCCGGCCGCACGGCTGACTCCTATCAGCGCGACTACCTGGTGAACCTCAGCGGCGCGTTTCCGGCTGACATCAAGGTGACGCGCATCACGGCCGATAGCGGCAGCGCCAAGCTGCAGAACGCCTTCAGCTGGTCGAGCTACACCGAGATCACCTACGCGAAGCTGCGCTACCCCAACAGCGCACTGGTGGCGTTGCGGGTGGATGCTGAGCAGTTCAACAACATCCCCAGCCGCAGCTACCTGATCCGCGGCCTAAAGGTGCGGATCCCGTCCAATGCCACGGTGGACATGGTGACCCATCCAGGGCGGCTCACCTATGCCGGCATCTGGGATGGCACCTTCCAAGCCGCGACCTACACCAACGACCCCGCCTGGTGCCTGTTCGATCTGCTCACCTCCAGCCGCTACGGGTTCGGAGATCACATCGACACCGCGCAGCTCGACAAGTGGGCGTTCTATGCCGCGTCGGTCTACAGCAACGAGCTGGTGTCTGATGGCTATGGCAGCACCGAGCCGCGCTTCAGCTGCAACATCAACATTCAGACCGCTGAGGACGCCTACAAGCTGATCAATGACATGTGCTCGGTGTTCCGGGTCATGCCCTACTGGAGCACCGGAAGCCTCACCGTTAGCCAGGATCGGCCGGCCGACAGCTCCTACCTGTTCACGCTCGCCAACATCAGCGAGGAGGGCTTCAACTATCAGGGCAGCAGCCAAAAGACCCGCGCCACCGTCGCGGTGGCTAAGTATTTTGACCTAGATCTGCGCGATGAAGCCTACGAGGTGGTCGAGGACCAGGCCGCCATCGTTCGCTATGGCGTGATCACCAAGGAGATCACCGCCTTTGCCTGCACCAGTCGCGGCCAGGCGCGACGCCTGGGTGAGTGGCTGCTGTATTCGGAAGGCTACGAGACCGAGGTGGTGAACTTCACCGCCTCCATTGACGCGGGCGTGCTGGTGCGGCCGGGCCAGATCATCGAGATCAGCGACCCGGTGCGTGCCGGGCTGCGCCGCGGCGGCCGGATCGTCAGCGCCACCACCACCACCGTGACGGTGGACGACACCACGCAGACCGACCTCAGCGCAGGCGCCAGTCCGACGCTTTCGGTGGTATTGCCCGATGGCACCGTCGAAACCCGTGCGGTGTCGCTGCGCAACGGCGCGGTGCTCACCGTCAGCCCGGCGTTCAGCGCTGCACCCAACGCCAACAGCGTCTGGATCTACCAGACCTCCGACGTGCAGACCTCCACCTGGCGGGTGCTGACCGTGCAGGAGCAGGAGGGCGCCCAGTACGCCATCACCGCCCTGGCGCACAACGCCTCTAAATACGCCTACATCGAGCGCGATGTGCCGTTGCAGCAGCGCGATGTCACCAACCTCAACGAGGCGCCGGATGCGCCGGGCAACCTGCGTGGCTCCGAGCTGCTCTACGAGAGCAACGACCGGGTGCTCTCCAAGCTGCTGGTCAGCTGGCGGCCGGTGGTCACCATCAACCAGTACCTGATCCGCTACCGGCAGCAGAACGGCAACTGGGCATCAGCGGTGGTCGAGCGCCCCGACTACGAGATCCTCGACACCTCGCCGGGCAACTACGAGATCCAGGTCTATTCGATCAACGCCGCTGGCAAGCAGTCCACCCAGCCTGCCAACCTCACCTTCACCGCCTACGGTCGCACCGCTGCGCCATCGGACGTGACGGGCGTGACGCTGGTGCCGATTGACGAGGCCAGCGCGATCCTCAGCTGGACGCTCGCGCCCGACCTCGACGTGCGCGTGGGCGGCAAGGTGCTGATCCGTCACAGCCCTGCCCTGGTGAGCGCCACCTGGGACCAGGCCACCGACATCGTGCCAAGCGCTGCCGGCAGCCAGACGCAGAAGCAAGTGCCGATCCTGGAGGGCACCTACCTGCTGCGGTTTGAGGACAGCTCCGGTGTGCGCAGCGTCAACAGCGCGATGGTGGTTGCCGACCTGCCGGAGCCGCAGCCGCGCCTGCTGGTGGAGGAGTACGCCGAGGACCAGATCACGCCCACGCCGTTCACCGGCACCAAGGTGGACATGAGCTACGACGGCACGCTCGATGGCCTGATCCTCAACAGCTCCGGCGGGTCAGTGCTCAGTGAGGGCAGCTACAACTTCTCAAGCACGCTGGATCTCGGCGGCGTGTTCGATGCCAACCTGCAGCGCCGCTTCGTCACCCGCGCCTACCTGCCAGACGGGCTGTGGGACAGCAAGCCCGGCCTGGTCGACGAGTGGCCGGCCATTGATGAAGACAACCTCGATGGCGTCAACGCCACGCTCTACGTTCGCGCCACACCCGACAATCCCAGCAGCTCCCCAACATGGGGCGCGTGGCGCGAGTTCGCCAACGCGATCCTGCGCGGCCGTGGCTTCCAGTTCAAGGTGATCGCCAACAGCAGCGACCCGGCGCAGAACATCGTGATCGACGAGCTGGGCGCCCTGGTGGAGCTGCAGCAGCGCGTCGAGCAGTCGGCCATCCTCACCAGCGGTACCGGGACTTACTCTGTGGTCTACGCAAACGCCTTCTATCAGGCACCAAGCGTTGGTATCACTGGGTTCGACATGGCGACAGGCGACTACTTCACGATTGCCTCCGTGACACGCACTGGTTTCCAGGTAACCTTTAGGAACAGTGCCGGCACTGCTGTGAGCCGCCAGTTCACCTACACCGCCATCGGCTACGGCAGGGAGGTCTAAGGAGTGGCGCAGCACGATTACAGCATTGCCAACCAGAGCGGAGCGGCGTTCAGGCAGGATCTGAACAATGCGCTGGCTGCCATCGTCAGCATCAACAGCGGCAGCACGGCGCCGGCCACCACCTTCGCCTACATGCTCTGGCTGGATACTGCCGCAGGGCAGGTCAAGCAGCGCAATGCGGCGAACAACGCCTGGGTGGTCATTGGCACGCTGGGCAGCGTCAACTGGGGCCTGCTGAGCAGCAGCACCGCCACCAGCACCTACATGCCGCTGGCTGGTGGCACCTTCTCCGGCAACGTCGGCAGCAGCGCCACCGGCTACCTCCAGATCCCGAACGGCACCACCGCGCAGCGCCCCGGCAGCCCCGCTGCAGGCATGATGCGGTGGAACAGCAGCTTGAGCCGCTTTGAGGGCTATGGCACGGCATGGGGCGCCATCGGAGGTGGCAGTACGGGTGGCGGCAGCGACAGTGTTTTCTACGAGAATGACCAGACCGTGAACAACGACTACACTTTGACCAGCGGCAAGAACGCCATGAGCGCCGGACCGATCACGATTGCCTCCGGCATCACCGTGACCGTGCCTGTGGACAGCAACTGGAGCATTGTCTGATGAGCACCCTTGTCGTCGCCACCCTGAAAAGCAACAGCAGCTCACCGCCGGCGTTTCAGAACACCAGCGGCACCGAGATCGGAACGTTGTGCCGTGCGTGGGTAAACTTCAACGGGACGGGCACGGTTGCCATTCGGGCGCAGTTTAATGTGAGCAGTATTACAGATAACGGGGTTGGGGACTATACGGTGAACTTTACGACTGCGATAACGGATGCAAACTATTCGATGGTGGCAACTGTTGGCCGCACAACAGGAAACGATTTTAACATGATGGCGGCATTGTACGCCGGAACTCCTTTTACATCATCTAGTGCAAGATTTGGCACCAAAGTTTCCACGCAAGCTGGGCAAGAAGATTCGCCCAATTGCTGTGTCGCCATCTTCCGCTGAGGTCCACCCATGAGCACCCTACGCGTTTCCACCATCCAAGACACAGCGGGCAGCAACAGCAGCACGCCTGCTGCCATCGCCAACGGCATTGCTAAGGCGTGGGTGGCTTTTAACGGTACTGGAACGGTCGCAATTCGCTCAAGCTACAATGTTAGCAGCATCACCGATGGCGGCACTGGAATTTATACAGTCAATTTCACTTCAAGCTTGGCCGATGCCAATTACTCCGCTGTAGGCACTGCAGGGTATTTAGGCGGGGGTTCTGAAGCTTTCCTCTGCGGTCATGACGCTGCTCCCAGCGCAGGTGCTTTTCCTTTGCGGGTAATTCTCGCCGGAAGCCTGTCTTACGTCGACAAGTCTTATGTCTACGTCTCCTTTTTCCGCTGAGGTCTAATCATGTCAACGCTCAGGGTCAACAACATCACCGACACCTCCGGCGGCAGCAGCTCGCTCAGCGTGCCCGGTGCAGCAAAGGCTTGGGTCAACTTCAACGGCACCGGCACTGTTGCGATCCGGGCGCAGATGAATGTGAGCTCGATTACGGATAATGGGGTGGGGGACTATACGATTAACTTCACGAATGCGTTGGCAGATGCAAATTACTCCGTGACAACTTCAGGTTACTTCTATTCGACTTGGCAATCTTCTGGCGCAGACATTTTCCAGACTTCCAGTTATGCAACATCTTCTTTTCGCTATTTATCAAAAACAACTGGCAATGTTTACGAAGATTGCCAGCAAAATTGTGCTGCTGTCTTCCGCTAACAACCCATGAGCACCCTTCCCACACTCGCCCACCTGGGCACCTAACACCCGGAGTCAACCATGGACCAGCGCATCATTTACCCCAACGACGAAGGCGGCGTTGCCGTGATCGTGCCCGCTCCTGACTGCGGCCTTACGATTAAAGAGATCGCCCGCAAGGACGTGCCTGACGGCAAGCCCTATCAGATCGTCTCGGTCGCTGACATCCCCGACGACCGCTCTTTCCGCAACGCCTGGACCTACGAGGAGGCTTGATCCCATGCCCATCGGACTCAACCTGGCCAAAGCCAAGGACATCCATAAGGACAACATCCGCGCTGCTCGCCAGCCGCTGCTGGAGAAGCTCGACGTGGATTTCGTCCGCACCCTGGAGCAGGGTAAGGACACCGCGCCCATCGCTGAGCAGAAGCAAGCGCTCCGTGATGCCACCACTGCTCCCGAGATTGCAGCTGCCAGTTCCGCTGATGAGCTGAAGGCCGCATGGGATGAGCAGCTGCTGGGTGCCAGCCCCTACGCCTGATGGCCGTCAAGTCCAAGACCGGCACCGCGCGGATTGACCATCAACCAGGTCCACCTAAAACAACGCGCCAGGGGTATGGCCAACAGTCCAGACCCCGGCGCCGCGGCCGCAAGCCCCTGAGAGGGCAAGGCCGGTAATGGACGCCGAAACCCGCGAGAACTGGCGCAAGATCAAGCACGCGCTGGAAGCTGCGGGTAAGACCGACAACCACTACTACAGACGCGCTCTTGCCATCCTTGCCGGGATGCCTGATCCCTTTGATCGTTACGATGGGATCGACACAGGGCGCCCCGATGGTGGACGAACCTAAATCTGTGGGCAGCGTGCTGGCTGCTTCCCTCCCGGCAGCCATCGCAGCAGGCATGGTGGCCATCGGGGCGCTGTTGATCTCAATGCAGGTGCAGTCCGCCAGGATCGAGGCCACGCTGGTGCAGCTGGCCAAATCCGTGGACGAGCTAAAGACTGACGCGCGCTCGCAGCTGGCCAATCTCGATGAGCGGGTGCGTGCCCTTGAAATGCGCCCATAATTAGGAGCACTCCCGCATGGATGCCGTGTCGCCTGAAACCGCCGCCATCATTGCCATCATCATCGCTGCTGGCTCTGAGATCATCGCCATCAGCCCCCTGAAGTCCAACAGCTGGCTGCAGCTCCTGCTCCAGGCAGCCCGGCTGATGTTTCCTAAGCGCCGCTGACATGAGCAACACCGCCCCCATCAAGCTGGAGCAGCTGTTCCGCTTCTACCGGGGGCTGCCGCATCAGGCCGCAGCCATCGAGCAGCTGGAGCAGGATCTGGCACTCAATGGCTACGCGGCCGCCATGCGGCGTGACCGGGCATGGTTCAACACCTGGAGCCAGGATGGCAAACAGGTGGACCTGGCCGCGGCGCTGAAGCTGATCAAGGCGTTCGAGGGTTGCCACCAGGACGCCTACCCTGACCCGCTCAGCGGCGGTGACCCCTGGACTATCGGCTGGGGCACCACCCGCTACACCGACGGCCGGCCTGTCCGCAAAGGCGACCGCATCAACATGGTCGAGGCCGACATGCTGCTGCGGCTGGAGGTGGACAAGATCGCAGACAAGCTGCGCGCCACCGTGCCTCACTGGAAGGAGATGTCCGACCAGCAGAAGTGCGCGCTGATCAGCTTTGCCTACAACCTCGGCTCGGGCTTTTACGGCGCCAAGGGTTTTGAGACCATCAGCAA